ATAAAGGATTTTTTCTTCTTTTCCCAAAATTAAAAGTATCTAATATAAAGGAAATTAAAAATGCTTAAATGCGGACAACAAAATAATAAGAATTATACATTTGGCGTAGATGATAAACAAACGAGAGAAAATAAAGAAGCACAGAAAACAATTATAGCTCAAACTTGTCCACATTGTGGACAAACTTCTATGGTTAAAACTAATTACTGTTCGAATTGCGGAGAGCAAATATGAAAATTTTAAAAACAGCAAAGTATAAAAAATTAGCATTAGATATGAATAGATATGAGTCAGAAGGAATGATGGGAGAACCTCAATATAAAAGTGATCAAGACATATCTTCAGAATTTTCGAATATGAAAATTAGAGAGATACAGGTTAAAGATTCAGGGAGCAGTGGTTGGATAGAATTGTTTTTTCCAGAAGCAGGAGAACATGTTGGAGGAGGAGCAGAGGAAGTTGTAGATCGTTGGATTAAATATGATCATAATGGAAAAATTGCTTTTGAGAATTGGTATCCAGAAGAGGTATATCTTAAATTGGTTGGAGCTATTGAGAATAAGTTAAGAAATCAAATTTCTCCACAAGATACTCCAATGGGATTAGAAAATGATAATCCTGTTGAAGGTATAGATTATTAAGGAAAAATAAAATGAAAAAAATAAAATGGTTATTATCGGTTGTTTTATTCTTTATGTTATTCCTAATGGGATGCCATGAAACTCAGAGAACTTCAGTTATAGTCTCTGATGGACATCTTGGAGTGAGATTGAGATATGTTGGGCCTCATCATTCTCATCATCATTATCCTTGTCGCGTATATAGTTGTGGGCATTGTAGGACTAGAAGAGTAGTTTTAAGAGATGTATCTAATACTATGAGATATGGGAGAGTGTATAGAAAAATAAGAGGCGGACATAGACATCAAAGAAATCATTTTGGGCAAAGAAAAAATAAATGAAAATATTTAAAACTGCAAAGTATTTAAAAGTTGCTGGCAAAAAAGAACGTGGAAAACGTGATGGTAGTGGTCCTTTCGAGGGATCATGTCAACATGAAGAAAAGGGCGTTGGAAAAAAGAAACACAAGGGAGAAGAATGCCCCTATAAAGAAGATGAAGATAAATAGCAAATAATAATATAATAAATAGGATAAATAATGGCATTTAAAAAAAGAGCAACATTTAAAATAGATAAGATTACACCACTGAATAATCCTACAGGCTGGGAGATGTTTAATCTGCCTGATAGAATTAAAACTGCTTCTAAAGATATAGAAGGAGAAGATCTAGGAGGATTTGATCTTAAAGAAGCTACTAAAAAACATCCAGAACATCTTTATGTAAAAATATTTGCTATTAAAAAAGATGAACCTAATGATAATGGAGATGCCTTTAGCGAATATGAATTGAAAAAAGCAGCTCATACTTTTGTGGGGGTTCCTATTTTTACAAATCACCAGAATGATGATGTAGAAAAAGCAAGAGGTAAATGTCTTCATTCCTGGTATGATGATAAAAAAGGTGGGATCTTTATTATAGCAATGGTAGATAAGGTTGCATATCCTGGATTGGCAAGAGGAATAGAAGAAAATTATGTACAGGGGACCAGCATGGGGACAAGTGTGGAGTCTAGTATTTGTTCTGTTTGTCATAATAAAGCCCATGTTGCAGAGGATTATTGTTTTACAGGAGATACTCCTGTTTTAATGTCAGATTTTACTATTAAGAATATTAAAGATATTCTAGTCGGAGATGAGGTTATAGATGGTTATGGTAAGATAACCACTGTGACACATTTATTTAAAAGAGAGATTAATGAAAAAATTTCTATTTTAAAGTCTCGTTGTATTAATGGAGAACTTCTTGTAACTAATAATCATCCAGTTTTAACATTAAGGAGGGGAGAATATCGCTATACTCCTGTGGAGTATATTGATGATAATGAAACTTTATTTATACCACTTCCTAAAATAGAAAAAAGTAATTATTTTTTTCAAAAATTTGGTTTTGACAATTTATCTTCTTCTCAAAAAGAAAAACTTGTTATTCTTTTAGGTTATTATGCCGCTGAAGGATGTAGAGTAAAACGTAATGGAGAAATAAAAGCGATAGATTTTACTTTTCATGAAGACGAGATTGATTTTGTTAATGAATTACGTGATATTTGTTTTGATCTTACCAACAGAAAAGCTCAATTTTATAAAAGTAAAAATGGAATAAAATCGGTTCATGTGAGATTGTGGTTTCCTAAATTCGCTCAAAAGATTCATTCTATGTGTCCAGGAGTCGTCCATCGTTCTCATAACAAAAGATTTGATGAATCTATATTTACCTTAACTGATGAATATAAAGTTAAATTATTAAAAGCTTTTATAGATGGAGATGGTCATTGTGATAGCAAATCTATGATTCAGATAGTATCTGCTGCTCCTGGACTTGCTTCTCAGCTTCTCTATTTATTATTATCTCTTAAATCTAGTGCTGCTTTTAACTCATATAAAAATAGTGGAGGTCCTTTAAATAGAGAAAAACTTTGTATTTCTTATAGGCTTTCTTTGGGGAATTCTCAATTAAAACAATTAAGAAATGAAGGGAAAAAATGTCAAAAGGCTTCTATTAAAACATGTGTCCAGTCTAAATTGGATAATATTATAACAGAGGATGGTTTATTTGCGAAGCATACTACTTATTCTGTAGAAGAAATAGATTATGAAGGTTTAATTTATAATATAGAAACAGAATCACATTCATATATCGCGAATAATACTTCGGTACATAATTGTAGTTGCGTTAAAGAAAGAAAAAATAGAAAATTCTCAGGACAAATGAAATGTAAATATTATGATAGTAAAGTTCAAACAGATGAAAAATGTCCTCTTTGCGGATCTACAAAAGATAATATAAAAGTTTTAAATCATAAAGATCAAATGATTTTTGAACACAACTATGGGCTTAAATTTATTGAAAATTCTTTTGTAGTTAATCCAGCTTGCCACGATTGTGGAGTAAGTTGTGTTTTACATATTCCTAATGTCCAGAAGAAAGTTGCCTCTCTTAGAAAAAATGTTGATAATTTAATTAAATATTCTACAGATCCAGAATTTGTAGAAAAGAATATTGATAATTTAGAGAAGATAGGTGGAGTTCAAGAATTAAATGAGCTGAAAGAAAGTATGGATAAACTTGAGGGAGTTGTAAAAAGTATGATGAAACAAAAAGAAAATGTTTCATATGAATATATATCAGATATTGTTAAATCAGTATCAGATATTCAGAGTATAACAGATGAATTAACAGAGATGGGTTATGGTTCATTGCCTTCTCCAGAAGTATTAGCAAGTGAAGAAGGAGCAGATCCAAATGTATTTCCAGATCCAGTTCCTGCCCCTGCACCTGCACCACAAATGGGAGGCGGACCCTCTGGAAGTCCCGAAGTATCTGATATGGGAGGACTTGGAAATATTACAAAACCAAAATTTTCTTCAAAAAATAAAATAAAAAACAAGGATTTTTTAAGAGTAAATCATAATTTAGTTAATAAGATCACTAATTCCATAAATAATTCTTTGGAATTAGGCAGTAATAGGAGTGTTTTAATGTCCGAAAGTTTAACGGAAGTGTCTTCTGATGTTGGGGATCCGACTTCAAGAAGAGTCGTAGTTTCTAAAACGGATGAGAAGATTGTCATAGCAGAGGTGGAAGGAGAAAATGTTCTTCATACAGCAAGTATAGAAGAACTTCCAGTCGATCTACAGGAAATGATAAAATCTAATCCAGAAAAAGCAGCAAAAATAATATTGGAAAATAATATTTTAAAAGAGACAGGAGCAAAAATGGCTAATGAAAATACCAAAACAGCAGCCGGTGAAGCTAATCAAGAAGTGATTACAGAGAAACAATTGGCGAAGGAAGAAGAAAGCTTACATCCAAGAACTGGTGAGGTTTATGAATCCATTACAGAAAGCAAGGAGCAAATCGGTAGAAGTTCTGATATAGCAAATGTTACTACAAGCGAAAGTCCTGAGATTAGAAAAGGAACTTATGAAACTATTACAGAGGATCAATTAGAAGTTGTTTCTGCTGAACTAGTCCGTTTTAATAACACTCCAGAAGTTATAACAGAAAAACAGTGGGATGATATGAGTCGTCTTGTTAGTGCTAAGATAGCAGAGGATTATACCGAAGTTATAACTGATAAGCAGATAAGGCAACTTTTAGATAATCACCAGTTTACAGGCCCAATCGATGTTATTACTGAAGCACAGCTTGAAGGTATAACATTGGGAGTAGAGAGATGGGCAAATTCAGATTATACAGTTAATCTAATGAAAACTGCTACTCAGTCAATTTCAGATGCTATTGTTAAATATCAAAAGTCTCCAGAAGAGTTAGTCCAGGCGGCTTCTTATATTAATGATAATGAAAAAGAGAAAGCATCCTATTTAGCAATTGTTAATTCAATACCGTATAAAACAAAAGAAAAACAAGCATTGGCTAATTCTATAAAATATTTTAGTAAAGTTGCTTCAGCAGGACCATCTGTTTCAGCAATGGATGCTTTGATTCTTGCTGTTTCTGATAATGGTAAGTTTGGACAAAAGGCAGAAGATGTTTTTGAATCAATCGCTTATGCAGTTAGAAATAAAGTTGCTATGGCTAAAGTTGATGAAATAGTAAAGGTTAAATTGGCTGATAATAGTCAAAGTAAAAAGATTGTAAGTAAGTTTGATGCTTTTGAATCAGCAGTTAAGAAAATTAATAGACCTGAAGATGGTAAATATAGGATATATGCAACAATTAAAGATGTTGATGCACCTGTTACTGATAAAAAAGCCTTTTATAAAGGTTTGAAAAAATTAGTTAAAGCTCAACTAGCACAAGAGTTTGGAGAAGAAATAGGAGAAGAAATAGGAGGTATTGAAGAAGGTATCAATGAGGGTATCGGAGAGGGTATTGATGAGGGTATTGGAGAAGAAGGCGGAGAAGAAGCTTGTGCAATAATTAAAGTAAAATCTCTCGATGGAGGGGGATTACAAATAGATATAGAAGAAGGTGGAGAAGATATGGGAGCAGATGCTCTTGGAGATATCGTAGAAGGTCCAGCAGAAGATCTAGAAGTTGATGATGAAGGAATAGAAGACGAAGGTATTGAAGATGCAGGAGTTATGAATGAAGAAACTGAAGAAAAACCTTGTTCAACTCCAGCTTTTTCTGCGGCAAGAAAAGAAATAGAAAAGAAAGCACAAATGATGGGCGGCGAAATGGGAGGACAAGGAGGAATGGGACAAGGACCAGGGGCTGGAGCAGGAGGACCAATGGCACCAGGTATGCCACAAGCACCTCCAGTAGAAAACTTTGAACAACCTCCAATGGAAGAAGGTATGGAAGGAGATATGGACCAATCAGAACCCCTACCACCTGGATCAATCTGTCCAGCTTGCGGAAGTCAAGATGTTGATGTTATCTCAGGTAAGGGAGAATGTAATAGTTGCGGAGCTAAAATGAATTATAAGATTCAACTCGATGTTATAGATTGGCCTGATGTAACTCCAGCAGAAGGTGGAGCTGAAGGCGAAGATGAGTTTGGAGGAGAAATGGGAGCAGAACCTGGTTTTGAAGGAGAAGGTTTTGAAATGCCAGAAGAAGAACCAGCATTGGCAGCTTATACTAAAATAACACCTTATATGTTGGAAAAATTAGCAGAAAGTAAAATTGAAATGGGATCAGTTAGTCCCGCAACTGGTAAAACAAATACTATGACTCTTGAAAAAGGTAGTCATGTTTGTCTTGATACAGGAGTAAAATATAAATTGTCATATATGATAAATGCTGATACTAAAGATATTTGGGCACAATGGGAATGGAAACCAGTTAGACATAGTAAATGCGCTTCCTGTAGTAGAGCAAAACAAAAATTTGTAAAAGCTCTTTCTACTATAAATTTAACAGAAGCTAAATTTGATGCTCTAGAACTTGAAGATAAAATTAAAACAATTGTAAAGCTTAAAGAGGCAAGAGCAATTCCAAATATTAAGACAGCAAGTAAAGAAGGTTCAGTTACTCAAGATTTTAAAATCGCTTTCGGAAATTATGGAGATAAATTCCCAATCGAAAGTTGTATTGAAAAACTTGCTCGTAGATTTGGAGAGAATGCATTGGCACTAAGCGGACCTTGCGAAGGAAAACCTTTGGCTGATTGCGTTTGTAATAAACTTAAATCTGCTGATATCTATACCGATAGAGTCGCTATTAAATTAGCTGAAAATTGGGCAGATACTTCAGGAGATGAAGATTGTATTACTGATCAAGTTAGATCAGGCTATTCATTAAGAACAGCAGCTTCTGTTTGCGAAACATTGAAAATGGCTGTTGCTGGTCCAGAAGATATGTTAGCAAATGAATTCGAATCAGAAGCTCCTATGGATGAAGGAATAGAAGAAGAAATTCCTATGGATGATGGAATGGGAGAAGAGGTTGATCCATTTGATAGCGTAGATGAAATAGGAGGAGAAGGAGCAACAGTTACTCTTGAACTTCCTATAGATGCAGCAGAACAACTTGGAGAACAACTAGATGTCGCTCTGGGAGAAGGAGATATAGTAGAAGAAGGTATTCCTGGAGAAGGTATTCCTGGAGAAGAAGGTATTCCTGGAGAAGATCCTCTTGGAGGAGAAGCAGATATAGATAAGGAAATTCCAGGAGAAGCTATTGAAGAAATTAGTCCTGATGGATTTGGAGAAACAAAACCAGCATTGGATGGTGGAGAAATGGCAGGAATGGAAGGAGAAGTTCCAATGGAATCTCCAATGGAAGAAGGATCTTTAGGAATTCCAGAAAATAATGAAGGAGATCTTGGAGGAAGTCCGAAAGTAACAGTTATTGATCATACTCAAGAGACTCAAGAGAGTCAACTTAATGGTATTGGTAATGAAGATGGTTATAATTTAGGGGAAGCTATGAATATGAATAGTAAAATAGGAGAGACAGGAAAAGTTAAAATGGATCTCTCATCAGTCGTTGATGTTATAAATAAAAAGGCTGATGCTATTCAACAAGAAAAGGCTCAAGATTCATCAGATATTGGATCTTATACAGCAGGCGAAAATGGAAGTCAAATGGGTCATGAAAATGAAACTATTCCTTCTGCTGGTAAACCTTCAGTTCCCAGAGATAAATCTTTAATGGGAGATGAAGCACCTGATCTTAATCCACAAGATAGTCCACAACCTGAAATACCATCATCTAATGCCACTATGGGACATGAAGATGAAGCAGGTTTGAGTGCTGGAGATGTAAGATATACAGGAGGAGATAAGTCTCAGGGTAAAACAGAAACAGCATCCTCTGAAGAATCTATAAAAGAAGCAGAAGCACTTGAGTTAGAACATATGAGAGGTTTTGGATCAAGTAGAGATAGTTTATCAAGGTTGGCAGAAAGAATTCTGGAAGCAGGAGAAAGTAAACTTGCTCCTAAAGAACCAGTTGCTAAAGATCCTGATATACAACCTATTAAAGGAGATGGAACAATAGGTAATGAAGATAAATTTGATGCTAAAGAACCAACTAATACAGAAGGTAGTGCTACACAGTCTTTGCAAGGGCATGAAGGGGAAACTCTTGAAAGTGCTCCTAAATCTCCCGCAGACCATCCAAGCGTTGCAACAGGTAATGCCCAGATGGGACAAGAAGAGTTAGACAGTGAAAAAACTACAAAAGATAAAGGGACAGTTATCTCTCAGAGAGATTCGAAATCCGAGGCGTATAGAGTAGCAGCTAGAATGTTGGGAGCTAAGATGATTGAAGTAACTGCTCTCCAAACTAAAGTAGAAGAACTATCAACTTATAAGCCTGCTCAGATTAAAGATATTGAAAAATCAATCTTTGCTAGCAAAAAAGGATTAGACACTGTTACAGACGGTATGTCTCAAACCGTAGTTATAAATGAGGCGAGTAATGTAAGGGATTCTCAAAATGATTTAACTACTAAGTTAGCCAGTCTCTTCTCTCTTGAGAAAAGAAATATGTTGGCTGATGAAGACGAAACAATCCAATTGAGAAAAGCTTTCAATAAGTAATTTGTTAAAATTAAAAGAAAAGAAAAAAGGAGAACATCATGGCTTTAATAGTTGAATACCATGTAGTTGCAGATATGTATGCAGTAGGAGATACTGCTATCTCAGCAGGTATGAATGTAAGTCAAAATGCAGCTGGTCAAATTATTCCTACTCCAATAGCAGGAGGAATAAATACCGTTATTGGTGTTGCTGGAGATTCAGCATTGGCAGCTCAGGGACAGACTACAGCATACTCGGCTCAGGTTACTCTTGGATCGGATGGAGCAAATACTAGATGGACTGAAAATAGAGTTTCAGACTTCTATGACGAAACAGTGGCTTCAAATAAAATCACCGTTTATACAGGCGGAGGAAAATTCTGGATTAGCTCAGACCTTCTTGATGGTGATGGGGCTGGATTTGTTGTAACAGATCTTGTCGGAAGAAGTGCGGCCACTGCTGGTGAATGGGCAAGAGCAGCTACAGCTGGTCAAGAAAGTGGTGTCTGTACTGGAGCATCTCAAGCTTATCCAAGTGGAGTTCCAGGAACAGATGTAGACGGCTCTATTACTCTTGGTAATTATGCCTGCTTCGTATTAAGAAGATAATTTGTTAATATACTATATTTTAGGCTTATTTTAGATATTAAAGACCTAAAAATAGGAATTTAAAAGGAGAACATAATGTCTATTAGTAAAAATGGTTTATCAGATCATGATCAGGATATTATTATCGCTCAAGCACTAGAGACTGATGAAGGCAGAACAGCATTGGCTCAGGCTATGGTCGAACCTATCCGTAGATCATTAGAGTATCAAGCCGTAGGTAGAAAATTACTTATGGTTGACGAACTTCCTCAGGGAGCACTTGCTCGCTATGAGAGAGACGTTGCAGCGATCGCATGGGTTGTATCTCGTAGAGGTGCAGTTCCTGATCAAATTCAAGAAGGTGAAGAGGTCTTAGTCCCAACATTTGAAATAGCCGCAAATCCAACAGTTAGATTGTCGGAAATTAAGGCAAGAAGATTCTACATAGTTGATAGAGCACAGATTAAGGCTAAAGAGGCTATTCAAAAAGAAGAAGATAGTAATATATTTACAGCATTGTTAACAGCTTGCTTGGCAGCTCAGACCATAGTTAATTATGGAACTCTGACTACAGCAGCTCTTAATGAAGCCTTTAAGCAGATTGAGCAACATGACCTAGTAACAGCAAAGATAGTAGTTCATGCATTTCAGTATGCATCAGTAAGAACTTTTGGCAAGGATTTCTTCGATGAGGCAACTCAGAGGGAAATAATCACAACTGGCTTGTATGGGCACTTGTGGACGGCAGATATTCACGTTTCTAGTAGAATGCCAACTGATACAGTCTTGTTGGTAGCAAGTCCTGAGACTGTTGGGGCGTTCCCAATTCGCCAAGATATTACAGTCCTTCCCGCTGATGATCCTAAGAAGTTGAGATTGGGATGGGTCATATACGAGGAAGTTGGAATTGTTGTTATCAATGATTATGCAATTTCCAGAATTAACGTAACTGAGGCTACAGTTAGCTAAACTTGGGTTTTACGAACTATTACTAAAGGGGCAAGTCTTCGGACTTACCCCTTTTTTTGTGTATAGTTTTAGTATTTGTATATACTAATTAAATTAAAAGTATATACCATTTTATTTTAAAGTATATACTATTCCTTTTTAAAGAGGATAACGTATATACATATTTAAATCAAATAAAGGAATTTTAAATAAAAGTGAGAAATAGTATTATAGAATATGTAAAGGAAATTATAAAAGGTAGAAAAAAAGAGATATATGTATATACATAGGAGTAAATAAATAGTGGTTTGTGTTCAAAAAACTTATAGATTTTTAATAAATTGTCCAATTTGTAAAAAAGAATATAATGAACATTGGAAAATAGTGAATCATATTAGAAAAACAAAAGATGATGAACATCAATTATTTTTAAAGAGGCAAGAAAAAGAAGTTGTTAAATTTTATGTTGGGAATAAGAAATGTCGTTATCATATAAAGGAGGAATTGTATGATAAAAGAAATATTTTTGCAGGAATAGATTATGGTAAATTAATGAATATTGTAAATGAGTATATACAATCTGATGAATTAGAAAGAAAGAGAAGAAGTAGGATATCTAGAACAATGAAGATTACTCCTAAAACTCCTGAACATAATAAAAAAGTATCTGAAGGTGTTAAAAAAGCATGGAAAAATGGTATTTTTGATACAGAGGAAAATAAAAAAGCTAGAGAAAGAGGTTATAAGAAAAGAAAGAGTTTTAAAGGTAAAAATAATCCTATGTATGGCAAACCTTCTCCTAAAGGGGCTGGTAGAGGCAAGGGAGGGATAAGAAAAGATATAGGACATTATGTTAGAAGCACCTGGGAAGCTAATATTTGTAGAGTCTGTCAATATATGAAGAGAGAATATAAATATGAGCCAGATAGATTTAAAATAATTATAGATGGAGAAGATTATACTTATTGCCCTGATTTATATTTTCCTTATAAAGATTTTTATTATGAGATAAAGGGTCATGCTAAATCTTCTAAAGAATGGATATGCACTTGTAGTAATTGTGAAAAAAATCGGAAGAAATTAAAAGCTGCCAGAAAAGAACATGGGATTAAGATAATGTTAATTGGACATGCAGAATATAAACAATTTAAAAGAAGGTTTAAAAAACTATTACCTAATTGGGAGAAGTAAAATGCCAAAAATTAAGAAACAATCCAATATTATTTTAAGATTAACAGAAGAAGAACATACAACAATTAAACTTAAATCTTCTTTATTCGCCAAAAATAAAAGCAATTATCTAAGATCCTGTGCCTTATCTCACTGGGAAGATGAAACTAGTACAGAACATTTTAAAAAATTATTAAAGATATATCAAGAGGGAGATGAAGAGATAAAGAAGCAAGTTGTAGAACTACTCTTCCAATATTATAGAAAAAAGGGTTTTCCTCATAATGTTTTAACAGATGATCAAAAAGAAGATAGAATGAAAAGAATTATGAATTCTAAGAAAGTATTATTAGAAGATGATCATTTGCAGATGAATTTTCAAGGAATAGATTTAGTTAATAGTTATCATCCTCATATGATGGAAGCATACTATAAGAGAGGGGAGAATAGCCCTTATGAGACATTTAGTGATGATGAGGGATTAAAAGATTGTATTAATAGATGGATGGAGTTAGATAAAGTTCCTAATCCAGCAGGAATGAGGAGGATATTAAAGACTCGTGATGGAACTCGCGGCGTAGTCAATTGGAAACCTGTAATTTCTAAATTTATATATGACAATTATGTTCCCTATGAAGGCAGGGTTTTAGATCCTTGTGCTGGATATGGTGGAAGATTAGCAGGATGTATTGCTAGCAATAAAAATATTTTTTATCATGGGATAGACCCTAATGGAGAGACTGCTGTAGGAGACACAGAATTAGCCTCATTCTTTTCTACTCAATATAATGTATTAGGAGAGAGGGAATATAGATATGGCTTTAGATTTGATCTGGGTTGTGCAGAGGAGATTATGCCTGAGTTAAATGATAGTTATGATTTAATATTTACTAGTCCTCCATTTTTTAATACAGAGATTTATAATGAGGATAAAAACCAAAGTAGCAGTAAGTTTGATAAATACAATGCTTGGTTAAATAATTTTTTATTTAAGATAGTTGATGAGAGTTATAGATTATTAAATGAAGATGGTCATTTAGCATTGAATGTGAAGAATTTAGTATATTATAAGATAGCAGATGATTTGTGTAAATATTGTGAGAATGGTTGGGAGTTAGAGAAGACTTATAATATGAGATTATCTAATAGTGAGTTTTCGAGGAAAGTGGGAGACACCTGGCATACTGAACCTATCTTTGTATTTAAGAAAAAATAAAAAAGAGGAATTATGTTTATTTTTTTATAATATATAATTATTAAGATACTTAAACTCTCCAAGAAAGTATTTTAATAATAGAGTTAAATATAGTAGAAGAGCTTTGTTTTTTCCTTTAGGAGAGTTTAGGATTGGGCATTGCTCTTTTTTATTTGGGAAGAGAAATTAAATGGAGAAAAATAGAAAATGCATAAGTTGTAATAATTTATTAGTGGGGAAGCAAAAAAAATATTGTTCTAGAAAATGTGAAAATTTTTGGAGAAGGACTAAAAATGAATTGAGAAAGAAATATAATAGAGAATATAGGAAAAGATATTATAAAGAACATAGAGATGAAGCAATTAAAAAATCTTCAGAATATTGTAAAAATAATAAAGAAAAAGTAAAAAAGTATTTAAAAGCATATAATGAAGAGAACAAAGAAGTATTAAAAGAAAAAAAGAAACAATATTATACAAATAATAAAGAGATGATAAGTAAAGGAAGGAAAAAGTATCGTAAAGATAATGAAGAAGAAATAAAAAAACAAAGAAAAAAATATTCTAAAAATAATAAAGAAAAAATAAGAGAAGCTAATCGTAAATGCTATAAAGAGTTAAGAAAAAATCCTATTTATAGGGCAAATCGAAGTATGTCAAAAGGGATATATCGTTCTCTTGCATTTATGAAACTTTCTAAGAATAGAAGGCATTGGGAAGATTTAGTAAGTTATACGTTTCAAGATCTGAAAGAGCATTTAGAAGGATTGTTTCAACCAGGAATGACATGGGGTAATTATGGAACTTGGCATATTGATCATAAAATACCTAAATCATTTTTTAAATTTAAATCTACTAATGATACGGAATTTAAATATTGTTGGAGTTTAGATAATCTCCAGCCATTATGGGAAATAGATAATCTAAAAAAAGGAAAAAAACTTGTAACATAGGGTTATCTAGTTGTGAATATTTAAGAAAGACCAAAATTTTTACTTGATATATAGAAAAAGCAAGGGAATTGCTAAAAAATAAAGAATTATATTAAGTATGGCAAAATGCTTACCAGTCACAAATAATAAAGAAGAAGTGGTAGGACATATAATAGAATGTCCAGCTTGTGAATGTAGTCATATATTTTATACTAATTTATCAAATCCAAAGCAGAACTGGACTTTTAATGAGGATATAGATAAGCCTACTTTTTCTCCTTCTATGTTAGTTTATCCATCTAATATACAAAAGAGGTGTCATAGTTTTGTAAGAGATGGGAAAATACAATATTTGAAAGATTGTGATCATGACTTAAGAGGGAAAACAGTAGATTTGCCTGATATATAAAAGTGAAACTTAATATGTTATAAAACAGATACCTTTCCTTTCAAAAAGGTTGTTTATTATTATAGATAGAAGAGTCTATCGCATCGGCTCTTCTATTTTTTATTTGACAAAGAAGGAATGTTGTGGTATAATATAGAAATAGTAAGGTTTAGCCCTTCAGACCCTCAAGGGTGTAAATCAATATAAAATGTTGAGGGCAATAGAGTTATGGCTTTAATAGCCAAAGGAGTTAAGATGAGTACAGGTAAAGTGAAGTGGTTTAATGAGAGTAAGGGTTATGGATTTATTAGCCCGGATGAAGGAAGTTCAGACCTTTTTGTTCATCATTCAGAGATTCAGACAAGTGGTTATGCCACTTTGAATGAAGGACAGAGAGTAGAATTTGAGATTGGAGAAGGCAAGAAGGGACCATGTGCTACAAGTGTTGTTCCCTGCTAAGTCATAGCAAAACCTCAAGAGAAGAGCCTTGCATTATTAATGCAGGGCTTTTTTTTATTAAAGTGAAAAGGAAAAAGATACAATAACCTATTATTAACTTTATAGGATTGAAGATGGAAGTTAAATGGTTGATAGAAGATTTTGAGGGAGATGGCAAATTAGATCCTCTTATTGCCGCAATAAAAAAACAAGGGATGGAATGTGATATAGTTAAATATGTTCCTTTTGAATCAGGGGAATATAATAAATTTAAGGACGATGATTGTGTGGTATTTTATGGTTCTTTAAATTTAGCTCGTCAACTACAAAGAGAGAAACCTTGGATTCCTGGTCCTTATTGTAATTTTAAAAATTTAAGATGTCTTACTTATTATTCTCATTGGGGTAAATATTTATTAAATAATGATTATATAATGCTTCCCTTATTAGAGTTTAGTCGCAAGAGGGACTATTATTATGATAATATGGGTGTTGATGATTGCATTTTCATGAGACCTGATTCAGGTGCTAAGACTTTTTATGGTGCTGTTTATCCTAAAGACGAATTAGATAAAGATATTAAATTAATGGATGGCTATGCAGGACTTCCTATGGATGAGATATTAGTAGTTATAGCTTCTCCTAAAATTATAGAAAAAGAGTGGAGAGTAGTTGTAGTAGATAGGATAGTTGTATCTGGTAGTCAATATAAAGAGGATGATAAATTAAATGAGCAAGATGATTGTGATGGGGGAGCTTGGTCGTTAGCACAAGAAATTGCCAAAGAAGAATGGCAGCCTGGCCGAGCTTATACATTAGATATCTGCAAGAGTGAAGGTAGATATTATTTGCTCGAAATTAATTCTTTCAGTTGTTCGGGACTATACGGGTGTGCTGTAGAGCCAATTGTAAGAGAGGTATCTAGAGTAGCATTGGAAGAGTATAATAGTTATAAAGATATTTAAGTATTAGATATTTTCAAAAACATATTTAAATGTTTTTTTTGTATTTTAGTTTTTCCATATTTGATATGAAATTTTTTATGGCATTGCTCACATAGAGTGATGCCATTATCCATGTCTGTCCTTAGATCTTTATTTTCTGCAAATCCTTCTATATGATGAGCATTAAATCTTATACCTTTTTTAAAGCATTTTTGACAAGTATAATCATCTCTTTCATATACTGATTCTCTCCATTTGTAATATTCTGGATATTTTCTTTCAACTAATCTTTCTTCATCGGTTTTATTTATGTGTCTGAGAAAACCCCTATCCCTTGTGGTAGGGGATGAATCAGACTTGTCTGAACGTAGTGAAGACATTAGGGAATTCTCTTAAAAAAATTAAAGGTATTTCTCTTGAAAAGTGAAAACATATTAGTATAATAGTATATAATAGTTCTTTCAAAAGTTCAGAGTATGTGGTTTTACAAAGAAAACTGTTAAACAGTTTAACTTTTTGTAAGTAAAACTCTAAAGTTAATATAGTTCTTCTGTTTTCAAGAGTAGTTAAAAACGTAATGAAGAACCTAAAGAAATTAAACTCTTGTATCCCGAAAGGGACTACGGTCGGGACGACCGAAAGAAACGCCTTTGGAGAGAATGTAAAACTAAATTTTTTAAGTTCACTTAACATTTTTAGTAGTCTCGCTGAATTAGGAATC